CCGCTCGAGCTGTAAACGCCTACCATCGCCACAAGGCCGACAAGATAGTGGCCGAGCGCAACTTCGGCGGCGCGATGGTCGAGGCCGTCATTAAGAACGTCGGCGGGCGTCCTGTGAACTATGCCGAGGTCGTCGCCAGCCGCGGCAAGGTTGTTCGCGCCGAGCCTATATCTTCGTTTTATAGCCAAGGCCTGGTGAGCCACGCTGATTTGTTCTCGGAACTCGAGGACCAAATGAGCATGATGACCACCGGCGGTTATAAGGGAGACCGCTCGCCAGACCGCGTTGACGCCATGGTCTGGGCTTTGACCGAGCTTAGCGAAGGCAGTATAGGCGCGATGAACGTGTCGCGTGAGACAGCTGCCAAGTTTGGCGCCGGCATGGCTAGGTTGGGCCAGCGGGTGAACGATAGCAGGTTTAGAGGGCTGTGATGTCATACGAAGACGCGCTTATCGAACGCTGCTGCAAGCTATTGGAAACTAAGGGCCGTGAGCCGCGCGAGTGGCCAGTGCCGATTAGCCGCGACGATCTCGAGGAATTGCTACACGCGTATTGCGTGGCGTATGAGGAGTGCGTAGACCTATCCGCGGAGGCAGACCGCGATACATACGCAGACAAGGTTGTCTGGGTAACGAGCGCCGGCATCATTTAGCTGTGGACGCCGAAGACTTCCTATACGACGTAAACGATCTCGTCACCACTCTATGGGCCTGCGCGATAGGCAGCCGCAAGGACGTCACGGTATCGGCCCTAGCTATTATCCAGGCCCACGTGTGCTTGATGGGCGTGACCGAGACTGAAGCACGAGCCGACGCCGACAAGGTGTCCGAGGCCATTCAAGAGAACATCGGCAAGCTGGCTGACTTTAGAGGCGAGACGGCGCCGAGGTTGCATTAATGACCGACCGAAAGCCTAACGTGTTCGCGTAATATAGCCGCCGCTGCGGGGTGCATGACAAGCGTGTCGCCTATCTGCAATGGGTGCATTTTTGGCTTGCTAAACAAACTGCATTCTTCCCTGGATGCGACGCTTCTGCCAACGACGCTGAGCGCGCGCGACGCTGCGACATCCAGACCAGTCCGGCTTGGGTTCTTCGACCATAAGAAGACTTTCGACGATCCTTAAGCCAGCAAGGCTAATCATCAAATGCTCCTAATTCTCATCCTGCTTATTCTTCTTTTCGGCGGCGGCGGGTTCTATGCTGGCGGCCCACTAATCGGCGGTGGGCTTGGTGGCGTGCTGGTGCTCGTTCTTATTGTTTTGCTGCTTACCGGGCGGCTTTAGGCGGTTTCGTTAGGTTGAATAGTTAGCGCCTCGCACGTCCATGTCGTTGACGTATGAACCTCGACCTTGAACTTTCCTTTGCAGTCCGGACACACGTCTTCGGTGTACTGGCTTTCGTTGTAAAAGAAACCCTCATCCGCAGTAAATTGAGTTCCGCAGTACGGACATTGAGGCCCCTCGCCGGAATATGTCTCCGTATCGGATAGTCTGGTCATCTACTTTCGCCTTTTCTAAAAAAGAAAAGGGGAACCGCGGGACGACAAGGACCACCGCAGCTCCCCCGTTCTCCACCAGGAGGACAGACATGACCATACAGCCACAATTAGCGTTATAGGCAACCTTTAGCGCTCTGTCAATAGGGTTTTGCATTTTATGGCTCCTCGCAGGGCGAAATCATCGCCCGTCGCGGCGGTGCCAGCATATGATGCTCAGGGCACGCAAGTTGACCCTCTTGGGGGATGGAAACAATCCAAGTCGGTCACTCGCGGAATCTCAGCCTACCACGCGTCCGAGATCGAGCAGCGCTTCCGCGTTCTGCAGGCAAAATACAACAGCGGCGGGTCGCTACCCAAGCCGCCGGCATTCGACTCAGCCACTTGGCTAAAGATGCCGACGCCTCCGCCTGGCGTGCTGCCCAAAAAGATCGCTATGGATTTCAATCCATTTGGCGGGGCAGGTTGGGGCGGCGCTGGGTTTGGGTCGATCGGTGCTGAAGGCGTTACGTTCTTCGGCTATCCGTACCTTTCTGAGTTACAGCAGCGCGCTGAGTTCCGGCTTCTAACCGAGACCGTATCCGAGGAGGTTACGCGACGCTGGGGAGAGATTAAAGCCTCCGGCTCGGCTGACAAGTCGGATAAAGTCAACGCGATCGAGCGCGAATTTAAACGCCTCAAGGTGCGTGAGAAGTTCCGCCGCTGCGACGAACTGGACAACTATTTCGGCCGCGGCCACATGTACCTTGACTTCGGCCAAAATCTGTCCGACGCCGAGCTAAGGATACCGGTAGGCGACGGATGGGACACCACATCGGCGTCCAAGTGCAATCCGGATAACCCGCTGCGCACGATCAAGGTGGTCGAGCCGCTGTGGATTTGGCCTGGTATCTACAACTCCACCGATCCGGCAAACGACGATTGGTATCATCCGCCTACATGGTGGATGATGAGCAGGGAATATCACCGCTCGAGGTTACTGACGTTTGTCAGCCGCGAAATGCCGGACATTCTGAAGCCTGCCTGGTGCTTCGGCGGCCTTAGCCTGAGTCAGATGGCCCAGCCGTACGTTGAGATTTGGCTAAATACGCGCCAGTCAGTCTCGACGATGGTCCAGAATTATTCGCTATGGCATCTGCGCACGAATATGCAGGACGTGCTGTCCGGCGCGTCGCCCGACAAAATGATGGGCCGCATTGAATCGCTGGTGTTCGGCAAAAACGGTGGCGTGATGGCCACCGATATGCAAAGCGAAGACCTTCTTAATGTCGCGGCTCCACTGAGCGGCTTGCACGAGCTGCAGGCGCAAGCTCAGGAGCATATGTCGGCGGTCAGCAAGATACCGCTGGTGAAGCTTACGGGCATTAGCCCCAGCGGCCTGAACGCCTCGAGCGAAGGCGAGATCAAAGTCTTCGGCGACATGATTCACGCTCGGCAGGAATTCCTGCACAACGACCATGTTAATACTGTTTTGGGCTTTGTGCAACTAAGCCTGTTCGGCGAGGTTGATCCAGATATTACGTTTGAGTGGGCTCCTCTCGACGAGATGAGCGATAAGGAATGGGCCGAACTCCGCAAGATGGAAGCGGAGACCGACGGCATGCTGATCGACAAGGGTGTTATTTCCCCCGAGGAAAGTAGAAAGAGAATCGGCGAGGATCAAGAATCGCCGTACGACGGGCTTGATATTGCCAACGTGCCCGACCTGCGGCTTGAGGAACAGCAAGGGCTGATACCCAAAGGCGGCGGCAAAGGCGAAGCTGAGACCATGGGCGGTGTTGGAACCGCGGATGGCAGCGACGCGCCTACGGATCCTTGGGAGCGTGCTTTCGCCGCATACCAGCAGGCGGGTGGTCCCGACGCGACAAATGACGGGTGGCGTGCGGTTTTATCTGGCTTTGCCACAGATGATGTGTTAGAGGGTTGGAAGAAGGTTTTCGCACAGCGAGAGTGGATTTGATCGAATTCTCTCTCGACGACCTATTCCCGGCGCCCACTCGGGTAGCCTTCGACGCAGCCCTGCCACGCCGCGAGCACAAGACACTTCGCGCGGATAAGGTGCTGGAGCCGGTCAGGCCCAACGTTGGGCTACAGGCGGCGTACAGAAAGCGCCTAACGGCTATGTTGGCCGAGATGGATAGTTCACTGCGCTATTGGTTGGAGGCGGCCTACAAGGCAAGCCCGCCGGAGATAGCGCAGGATACCAATTGCCGAGTAGCTCAGCCGGTAGAGCGCCTGACTGTTAATCAGGATGTCCCTGGTTCGAGCCCAGGCTTGGCAGCCATCGCCCAAGACGAACTTAGCTCCAGCGCCCTACGCGACGCAATGCGCAAGCTGTCCCGCAGGTGGCTAAAGCGCTTCGACACAATGGCCGATCAATTGGCCGATTATTTCGCTACGGCGGTTTCGACTAGGACCGACGCGCAGCTAAAGCGAATTCTAAAGGACGGCGGCTTTTCGGTTGAGTTCAAGATGTCGATGGCGCAGCGCGACGTGCTGAACGCCACGATTGCCGAGAATGTGTCGCTGATAAAAAGCATACCGCGGCAGTATTTGACTAGCGTTGAAGGCATTGTTAGCCGCTCGGTGCAGACTGGCCGAGATATGAAGGCGCTAAGTGATGACCTGCAGAAAGCCTTTGGTGTCACCAAGCGGCGTGCGGCTATCATCTCGCGCGATCAAAGCAATAAAGCGACGGCCATGCTCACTCGAGCACGACATCTTGAGTTGGGCATTACAGAGAACGTATGGGTTCACTCGGCAGGAGGCAAGCATCCTCGGCCTACGCACGTTCGTGCCGGCCAAGACGGCGTGAAGTTCGACGTAGCCACAGGCTGGAAAGACCCGGCAACCGGCAAATATATTTGGCCGGGCACTGAAATTAATTGCAGATGTATAGGCAGACCGGTTATTAAGGCGCTCAGTTAAATACGCCGGACGCGTAGCACACGCCGTAAATCGCGCCGAACACCAGCGCTAGGAACAACCACAGCGGCACCACCGGCTTAGCGGCTCCCACGGGCAGCCCAGCGTATTCCGATCGGCGTTTGTGTGTGAAGACAACGAACAAAATTACGATTGCGGCGATAAATAGCATTACAGTCGGCCTAGTTCATTAATTTGCAACAAATTGAGTATGGCGCACTTTCGCCGTGATTGTCAAGGGGAAAGTGCGGCGATGGCTCAGGATGATGTGCCTGTTCGTGTCATCCTAACGCCAAAGGTTGGCGACGACGGTCTTTTTGTCCAGCCTAAGGATTTTAGTCCAGAGCGAGAGACGGTAGAGCAGCATAACCGTGACGCATTCGCTGCTCATTACAAATACGCCGACCCATTTACCGGGTTAACGCGCACCTATGATGACAAGGGCGACTACAACTGCGGCCGATGCAATCAGGCAGACGGTAACAAGTGCCTTCTAGTCAAGACTAAAATCGATCGTGAGGCAGGTTCTTGCGGCGACTGGGAAAACCTGTGCGCCGGGGATGCAGAATTTAAGCGGCAGTTCAAGAGCCCAGAGGTTGCGGTTTACGGAGTTGCCAAGAACGGCAAGGGATTCGGGTGTCATAGATGCCCGTTTGCATCAAAAGCATTTAAGCCGGATAGCCGGGAACGAGATTTATATTGCGGCAAGGGCGACTTTCGCGCGTTCGCCGATGCCTGCTGTGTTTTGAACGGAGCGCCAGTGGTCGGGGACAAGGTGGCGCAAGATAGCAATCGGTGGGATCTTCTCGTGAAAGCGCTGGCTGCGAAGCCGCGCGCTATGGACTCCAAGCGCGGCTGGATTGCGCTTGCGCAGGACTGGGCCATGCCTGGCGAAAAAGACGACGAGCACGACAAGCCGGCTCAAGACGCCAATGATTGCTGGGCCTCGATGGCCAAAGACTGGGCAAAGGCTGCAAAGTAACCATGCTCGCTTATGATCGGCTCGCACTAGATCGTGGGTCGATAAGGACCGTTGACAAGGACGGGCGGCTGCACGTCGACCTGACGCCTATCAGTAAGGCGGTCGTCAATCCGTATATGGGCAAGGAAATCCCAGGCTTCGAAGAGCTAGGGCTTGACGCTGAGACAGTCTACAATCTTTACCGAGATCCGGTCGAGCTGGCCAAGGCTGCGCCTTCGTTCAACAAACTTCCGGTGCTCAGTGAGCACGTACCAGTAGACGCCGAAGACTACGCGCCGGATCTAGTAGTTGGTGCGACCGGCGAAAGAGCATCATTCAGTTCGCCCTATCTAATGCAGTCTATGGTTGTTTGGGCCAAGCCGGCAATAGACGGGATTGTAGACAACTCAAAGAAAGAACTGTCTTGCGCGTATCACTATACGCCGGACATGACCGCAGGAAACGCTAACGGCGTCGCATACGACGGAGTTATGCGAGGGATACTAGGCAATCACTTGGCCATTGTGGTCGAGGGGAGGGCCGGAAAAGATATTGTTATCGGCGATTCTATGCCCAAGGAGATTTTAGAAATGGCTAAGGCCAAAATTGATTATAATGTTGTTTTTAAGAAGCCTGAATTTGCAAAATTGCTCGCTCAGGACGGCGTTCTGGAGGGGTTTACTGCTCTTCTTACTGCGCTGGGAAATGCAGGCGGGGCTGGTGATGCAGGAGTTCTAGAGCCGGTTGCCAACGCTGTACCGGCGGCTCCCGCTGCGAACACGATGATGGACGCCGACCCGATGGCTCCCGCTGCTCCGGCCGCTCCCGCGGCGCCCGGCGCTGACCCTGCTGCACCGGCTCCCGCCGCTGGCGGATCCGGCGTTGCGGGCATCAAGCAGTTCCTGGCCGGCAAGCTTACGCCGGAAGACATGGCTGCGCTCGAGAAGATGATTTCTGCCCTAGGCGGCGGCGAAGGCGACAAGCCTGCGGCTCCCGGCGGCGAAGACGACGACACGGACGGGGCGGCTCCCGCCCAAGACGAAGAAGGGGTTGACGATAACGCCGCCCCTGTTCTGGATCCCTATGATACGAAGAGGAAGGTGAATAACATGAGCGGAGCGATGGACGCAGCCGTAGTGAAGACACAAATCGCGGCTGCAGTCAAAGTCGCCGCCGATCAGGCAACTAAGGTGCAGCGCGAGATTCGCGATGCAGAGCGCGACGTTCGCCCGTGGGTGGGTGAACTGGCCATGTCATTCGACAGCGGCGAGCAGGTTTACCGGCACGTCCTCGAGATGCTGAAGGTCGACGGCGCGAAGGAAGTCCCGGCGGCTGCGCTGAAGACGATCCTCAAGCTCGTTCCGCAACCGGGCGCCCGTGTCCGCGAGGACTATGCCCCGGCTATGGACGCCGCGGCTGCCAAGTCATTGGCCGATCGCTATCCCGGCTTCGATAAGATTGGTTTCGCCTGATCAATTTCACCCATTCGTATTTCAGCGGGCGGCCTTTGAGCCGCCCTTT